TTAATACCTCTCCAACGCATGAACATTTTAAACTCATTGTCTAGTTTTTCAACTATCATAGTTTGTAAACGCATACAGTATTGATTAAAGCGCCATTCTTGAATTAATGCAGTAGTTGACTTGCCATCATTAAATGTAGATGAACTATCATCACTGCCTGTAGGCAAGTAGCTACTAGGAATACGTAAACCTCGGAACATTTTATTAGTAAAGAAACGTAAGTCTGTAATTTCACCCAGGTTACTACCGCCTGGCAATGCTTCAACGCTCGATCCACGGCCTTCTGCGCCTACTGGGAAGAAAAAGTCTTCGTTTGTGCTTAATGGATTGTATGTAGCATCCATCATATTTTGTCCACCACCAGTTTGTGTTGGAATACGACGTTGATGTACTTCATTTTTAATGCGATCCACAAAGGCCATAGCCATGTGTGTAGGCATGTTACCTACGTCAATTTTAAATACACGACGTTCCGGTGCACGTTGCACACGATAGATAATAATAGCGTCTTCTAACAATTCTTTTTGTTTAAAGATTTTAAATATGCTTTCAAGAATACTAGTACCAAATGGCCAGTTTACATCTAGACCTTCTGTCAGACTGATATGCACTACATGTTCTGCATCTAATACTGCTTCGTTTTGAGCATGACTAAAACGTGAACCGCCACTGTAAGGTACGTTAGGTTGTACATAGGAACCTGCGCCACCACTACCGCCTTGTTGCGGGTGATTTGTGTAGGTATCGCTCGAACTTAATGCAGTAGCAGTTAAGTTTTGAAAGTTAAGATTAAGGTTTTTAATTACGTATTGCTCGGGCTCTTTGCCTTCTGCTTCATTAACAATAACTTTGATTACACTGCCCATTTCTGTCCAGTATAATTTGAATGTTTCTGGATCACGTAGGAATACTTGATCACCGTATTTTAATGTATTACGTACAAGTTTGAATAGACGTTTGTTTAATTGATTTAGATTAACCCACTGTAGCAGTTGATCTTTAAGTAATTTAACTTCGTTATCTGTTGGATCTTCTTTAAAGAATAAATCAAAGCCTGTGCCATTTTCTGTATTTGGTTGTGTGCAGAATTCTGCAATAATATCAAGTGCAGCATTAACTTCACTGTCCATATCCATCTGCTCATATTGATTATAACGTTCAGTACGATTTGGATGGCCGATATATACCTCAGGTAATTGGCTTTGATAGTTACGATAGCTCGGATCTGCTGAATTGTTAATACCACTAATTGGACTTAGTTGTCCACCAGTGTTTGCAGTTCGGAAATGTTTTTTCCATGACATAGTTATATTCTCTTTACGATAGTGTATTTATAGCTTAATAGCTGTTCTGTAAAATTCCTGACGTTATCTGGTTGTTCTTTTGCATAGTAGTTAAAATGCTTTGTAATAGATTGATTTGTTGTTGCTCTGCTGGATTTGCACTGGCTACTGGTTTTTCTGTTGCTGCTTTTTTAGCTGCTTCGGGATCAACAACAGCACCGTACAATTTAATTTGTTCAGCTGCTAAGTTTTGTGATGAGCTAGTTACTGGTTTTGGAGTAGTTGTTTGAGTAGTTGCCCCACTAACGGCTACTGAAGTTGCTGCTGCAACTTTGCTAGTAGCAGACTCGTCTTTCATTATGGCTTTGCCTAATTTCTCTCCGCCTTCACTACCACCCCAATATCCTAATGCTCCGCCTATTAGTCCGCCAACGGCTATACCGAGTGGGCCGCCAAATGCCCCCATAGCTGCGCCGGCAGTTGCGCCAGCCCAAGCGCCGGCGGCGCCGCCGGCGGCACTACCAACTATACTTCCTTCTTTTTCGCGTTTTTGACCTTTAGTTAATGTTTTATCATTTTCTGTATCATAGATATCGCCTACTGCCATTGCAGTTCCAACTATAGCACCTGTAACACCGGCAATTTTTCCCAATGCACCGGCACTTTTAAGAGTAGACATTGCAGTAGGGGCTTTGGCAAATCTACCTTTTGAGTCTCTGTATCGTCCATTTTTATCTACACCGCCACCTGCGCCTGGTCCACCAAAGCCACCGCCGGTAACATGCATCGGATTTGCTGCTGATGCTCCTAGTACACCAAATTTACCACCAAACATTTTTGTTAATAACAATGGGCCAATTGTACCGACTATTGCCGGTAATATAGCCAACAATCCAGTTTTAATTGGATTATTGGCAGCCGCTGTACCTAAACTGCCCAATCCTCGAACTGCCCACATAGCAGCATCGTATGACATTTTTAATGCTTTTTGAAATTGATCCATATTATCAACTGCGAGCTTTTGCATGTCAATCATATTACTCTGAAGCATTTCTAAATTATTTGCTCCGACATCTGTTCCTGCCTTGCCGGCTTTGTTTTGTCTTTCGATTGCAGCAGCAGCAAGTTTTTCTGCACCTTCTGAAGTTGCAGCTGCAGATTTAATTGATTTATGTATGCTACTCGACATAGCTATAGCAGTTTCGCTTGTAGCTATACCTAGTGTATTGGCATGTTCTAGCCCCTGTCTTTGAGTTTCTTTAGCAAATTCTCCTTGCATTCTATAACCGTCTGCAGTTGTACTATGTGCATCTAGAGCCATATGAAGTGCTCGATCTCGCATTTTTGCTATAGCAGGAACCAACGCTTCACCACCTGCAAGATCTTTACTAATAACACTGCCGTATTTTTTTCTTTCAATTACTGCTCTTCTATCATCTTCGTTCAACGAAAGCATCATAGCATTCCACGATTCTCGTTGTTCTGTGCTCATACTAGCAAGTTGACCATCCATCCATAGATTATCTTGTTCTTGGCGAATTTTTTCTTGTTTGGCTTTGGCATCTTCACCGGTGATTGCAGATACCATTTTTAAATTCTTAGCATATTCTTGCGTTGCTTGTGCTACTTCTTTATCGCTAGCACGTAATTGCCCTAATGGCCCAGCCATACGTGCCATAGTATTAGCAAATGCATCAACTTGCTCTTCCATGCCCATACCTAAAGCAAACATACCTTTACGAGCAGCAATACCGGCTTTTGAAGTTCCGTCCATTGCACCGGCCATACGTTTACTTGCTTCTGCCACACCTAGTCCGGTTCTAGCTAAATTATCGCTATTAGCTGATACAGATTTACTAAATTGTTCCATAGTCATACCAGCACGAAGACTAGTGTTAACCATGGCCATCATACCGCCATTATACACAGCACCCACAGAAGACAATGTTTGAAACCCTGCAATTAATTGCTTGGTTTGTGCAAGCATAAATCCAATGCCTGCTTTAGCTAATTCACTTAACCCAACACTTGCGGCACTTAACCCTTCACCTAGTACACTTGCTGCGGCGCCGGCCCATCCCATTTTTCCGCCTGCTCCAGCCGTAGCAGCTCCGAATGATTTTAAAGCGTTTGCTCCACCTTGATTGGCAGTATTAACAAGATCAACACCAGCAGTCATCATTGAACCAGCTATGTCAAATGCATCTGCTCCAGACAATGCTTTAGTAGTTGCACCTTTAAATGCATTAGCAGCTCCAACAGTTAGAACACCCGCCATATTCCACAAACTGTCTTTTAATGCGGCGTTTGCTTGATTACGAGCATTCATTGCCTCAAGATCAGCTTTAGCATCAAGCAGAGCTTGCTTTTTACCTTGATCAGATGTTTTGTTAATTTGATCTCTGAGAGTAGTTAATTGCTCTGTGAGCTCTTCAGAGCTTACTTCGCCTTTGTTAATGCTCTTTTTAAGAGCTTCCATGGATTGTTTAATATCAACCGCAGACTTTTTCATTGCGACTGTAACTTTGTCTACACCAACAGCCATTTCTATTAGTTTTTTCTTAGCATCAACTCCGCGCAATCCCATTTTATTGATTGCTTCAGCCAAAAACACCATGTCATCCCGTGCTTTTGCTGAAGCATTGGCTAGGGCCTCGATCTTCTGGTCTAATTCTTTTTCATCCATGGTTTTAACCTATAAATATACAGTATATCAATTATATTTATAGGAAATAAAACCATGGCTCAAATCAATAACGCAAATCCGTTAGCTAAACACTTTCGCCAACCTGCGCTGTATATCAAGTTAACTAGCGAAGGAAAGTTTTGGAAAGAGGGTTCATTAGAACTACCAGTAACAGGCGAACTACCTGTATATCCAATGACTACCAGAGACGAAATTACATTACGCACACCAGATGCGTTGATCAGTGGTACAAGCGTCGTTGATGTTATTCAGAGTTGCTGCCCAAATATTAAAAATGCGTGGGATATGCCCAGCGTAGATGTAGACACTACATTGATTGCTATTCGTATTGCTAGTTATGGTCCTACAATGGCCATAGGATCGACTTGCCCACAATGCGGTACGGAACATGATTATGATGTAGACTTAACTGCTACATTAGGTTCTGTATCAATGCCAGATTATTCAAAGACTGTGGAATTATCAGACGGGTTGTCTGTTAGTCTTAAACCATTAACTTACGCTCAAATTAGTAAATCTGGTAATACTGTGTTTGAAGAAGAAAAGTTAATCCAGACACTAGCAGATCCCGATCTTGACGCAGACGTTAGAAAAGTCAAATACAATGAACATATTAATAAAATGGTTGAATTAAACATCGAAACTATATCTAATTGTACTGCGGCGATTACGACAGAAGATGGCGACGTTGTATCAGATACAAAATTTATTAGAGAGTACTACACAAATTCCGAATCAACTGTAATACGCACAGTACAACAAACAATTGAAGAACTGTCTAAATCAATTAGTATTAAACCAGTCGACGTAGTGTGTACTGAATGCTCAAATGAATTTAAATTATCCATTGATTTCGATTACGCAAGTTTTTTCGCTCGAGGCTTTTGACCCTAGATAATGATGCCATCGTAGAACTGCTTGATTCCTACGATAAAGAGTCAAAAGCCTTCAGAGAAGAAGCATTACGTATGTGTTGGTATATGCGGGGTGGTTTAAGTTATGAAGATGCAATGTTTTTAACACAGCAAGAAAGAGATATTATCGGAAAGATTATTAAAGATAATATGGAAACTACACAAAAAAGCGGACTTCCATTTTTTTAATACTAAAGCACATTTATTGTGCTTTTTTATTGACTATAACATACGTCTATCAAAGTCATTATAAGAGCAAAAGACAATTAACTACATTTAAAGAATGTCTAAAGACATTCGCATTTCGCTTGCGCTCATGCTTTTTCTTCTAATCTAATTAATCTAATTTACTTTGATATGTACTGTAATGCTTTTGACTTTAGAACTGCTTCATCCAGATTATAGTCATACTTCACCCACTAAAGGCAAAGTAAAACAGAGCGACTTCATCCGAGTGCTTCATCATACTAACTAAAAGAGATTATATTCATTTACACGGAAGCGGTCGCCCTGTACTCCCTACTCTTGCTTCTTACGACGGTTGATGCATAATCCGTAGTTAGCCAAACTATGTCATCATATGGGTTGTATCTTTTTCACAGTGCCCAAATCATTCGGTTTTTACACCTAATTTTTATATTGTTGATTCGCTTTTTATAGCACAATACCAGTCGCCATTCAGTGTGTAGTCTAGTCTACACGTTCCACGTGCGGCCATTACGCGAGCACGATCTCCTCTGAATACAGAACTTAATCTGCAATAGGGCTTTTATTACATTTACTACTTTACTGCGGAGTTGGAATTTGTTTCTATGAGAGTGACTTGGTGTCTAGAGAGCTGTGTGTTTATTGTAATACGTTTAGTGTCGTTGGTCAACTGTTTTTATTAATCTTTAAATCTTTTACAGAGCCTTTACCAAGTTTAAGCTGTATAATACCATTATAGTTATCTTCTCTTAACAGTACTTCTTCCATAAATTGATAATGCGCTTCCATATAGTTAGTTTCTCCGCGACTCTTACACAAATGTATAATTTCGCGTTTAAACTGTTCCTTGCCTAAAGCTAGGATATCTGCTACTAATCGACTCGATGAACCCCAATAGTCTTTCCAATCAGTTTCAATTGTTTCTAGACGTTTGTTCTTCTTACCTTTTAGCGGTGGTCTTTTTTTGATAGTTTTAAAATACTTACGGCCAACATAATCGTGGCCGTTAGTAAGATTGGTTATTCTATAAATGAAACCGTAGTATTCACCAATATCCTCAGAGTCAAATATTACACCATTGTACGTCCAAGGATATTCGTATGTCATACGTTATTTATTTTGCAGCCGCTGCATTTTTCTTCTCTTGGATTTCTGCACGACGAGCTTTGGCCAATTTAGCCAAGTCACCTAATGCACCGCGAGCACGTGCCGCTGCAGCTTTAACACCTTTAACTTCGAATTTTTCTGATTCTGAAACGTATAATTCTACTGCTGCTAAAATATCTTCATGAATTGACATGTTTACTTCTCCTTGTTGTTATGTGTATTTAACCACCCTATAATGGATGGTAAAATTAAATTACTTCTACGTCTGTACTATATGATGTAAACCCATTTTCTTTGGTTACAGTCATAATATTGTTAACTCGACCCGCAAGTTCATCTTTATGCGAAACAAGCCAAATACTTTTCTCGTGCTCACGCGACATTTTTTTAAGTATGCCCAATGAGCTTTCAACTCCACTACTATCCATACCGCTGTCAATAAGCTCGTCGATGAATAATAAGTTAATCGGATTGTATAAACTTTCCCAAACATCACGGAACGCCCACGATAAACTTAATATCAAGCGATTACGTTCACCACGTGACAAGTTATCAAAGTCTAACTCACGTCCAAGTTCTGTAATCTCAACACTTAAATCATTTAAGAACGTTACTGTATGCGGTAATCCAATGCGATCCAAGTATTGACTTAGGCGTGCATTCAAATGCGACAAGTTTTGATCAATGATACGTTTACGGATAAAGCTATCTTTGTTAGTTAATAGTTTTAACAAGAAATCCTGATGTTCTTTTAACTTAACTAGATCATTCATAGTAGTAAAATCAGTTTCTACTAGGGCAGTCTGCGTCATTTCTTCAATTTGTTCAGCATATGGATCAACTTCTGTAGCCTTAGCGGCTAACTGTGTTTCTAAACTAGTAATAGAACCCTTGTGATGAAATGCATCTGCTTCTTTATCGTAATATACTCGAGGCTGAACACCTAGCGGACCAATCTCTACTTTAGCCGCAGTTAATGCAGCTAACTGCGTTTCATCTGACAAATATTGATTTGTAGCAGTTTCGAGTGATGTACGTTTAGCCGCTAACACTTCTTCGTGTTTGCTATCGTGAAAATGTTGTCCGCAGGCATAACAAGTATGTGCTTCAAGATCAGCAATTTCTTTAGTAACTTTGTCTATGGTCTTTTGTTCACGGGCAATATCTGCTTCGCTACGTAAAATAGCCTTAGTTAAATCGTCTAAGTCTTTACGCTGTTGGTTGTAAGCAGTAAGCGCAGTATGTGCCGCTAGCTCTTGTTCAATGTCAATTTTACGTAGTTCTGTAAGGGCATTTTGTAGTTTTACTGTGTCATCTGCATGCTTGGTAGTCCACATAGTTTGTCGACGTTTTAGGCTGTCAATTTGCTCTTGAATACGACCATTTGCGTCGTTTATGGCTTTAATATTGAACTCTTCTTGCTGTATTGCATCCTTAGTGGTACGACCCAACTCTTTAAGTTTTTCTGCCTTTTCACTTAATACAGTGATGCCAAGTAACTGTTCGATTATTTCACGTTGATCGTTGGCTTTAAGACTAAGGAATGGTTCGGTGTAGGTATTAAGCGCAACAATGTGCTTAAACATATTATGCGACATACTTAACAAGCGTTCAATCTCAGCTTGTGTTTCTCTACTATCGCCTTGACTTTCGTCTGTAATTTCTTTTTCTTCATCGCCTACATAAAACTTCATTATGTTAGGCTTACGTCCACGTTCAATCTTATAGTCTTGTCCGTTATGCTCAAACTCAACAGTAACCAACATGTTCTTACCGTTAGTTTTGTTAATTAAGTTATCACGTTTGATATTGGTTAATGCTTGTCCGAACAGACTGTAGCTTAAGGCATTGATGATAGTTGTTTTACCAGTGCCGTTACGTGCACCACTGTCGTCACCACCTAGGTCAACGTTAACACCTAATACTAAGGTAAGGTCATTGCGATCAAAGTCTACTGCTTGCGTTGCATTACCAACGCTCATAAAGTTTTTAACTGTAAGATTTTTTATTTTAAATGTCATGTAGTCTCGTCATTTATTTTGTCAGGTGCTTTTGTATATTATAATACCTTTTAGTATCATAGTCAATGAAATCACAGTTAGGTTTGACTATGGTATCTAACCATTCGAGTTGTACAGCGGAATGCGGTTGTGCTAATCCTTGGTCAAGGTCTTTGTATGTGCTAATTAACCTAAAGCTACTTAAATCTTGTTCTATCCAAGGTAAATCTTCAACAGCGCCGGCCATCGGACCGTTAAACTTAAATTCGTATGCTAAGGTAAAAATAAAAGATATGTTTTTATTTTTTAACAATGCTGCGGCAGCTAACATATATGATTGACTACGCTGTATTGATTGCCATTCTTTAATGTATCTATTATGATATTCTTTTATATATTGATTGTTGCTAGAACTAGTAACCCACCAATCTTGATTATTAGATTGTACAATATTAAAATGATACACAGGATCGATGCTGGCTTGTTCTTTCCAAAATTCATCAGCCACTAAATCAATTCGTGTAGGTATAGTCCATTGGATAATTGCACAGTCGATATTTTCAGCTTCGATCGATTCTGCAACCTGCATTAATATCAACTCGTTACTAGCACCAATTACAGATTTATTTTTAACCTGCAATGAATCTAACGTCATTAACTGTAACAACGTTGGCCATTTTTTAAAGTCGTTATCGACTCCGTTGCCATCACTAATTGCTAATAAGGTCTTTTTCATTTATTTCAATAATTGCTTGTTGTATTTGTTCAGTAGATTGAAACCAATTGCGGTAGTCATATACTGGAATTTCAATATTATATTGTTTTTCTATACAGTAGTTAATGTATCCTTGTTCGTGCAGGTCAACTATGTGAGATATATCAATATTTTCTTTATTTTCTAATGCAGTTAAAATTAAGTTAGTATAAGAGTATACATTAAAATATTTTGCATTGGCAATATACCAGTCATCTATCACTAGTTTTAATCTAGCTTCATTGACTAGTTGCATATCTAACTGATTAATTAATTCTTTTATAGTATCAATTGGTTGTATTAATAACTGCTCAAAACTTAAATTGATTGCTAATTCACTTGGCTCCCAACCGTATGACCAGTTATGATACAATAGAGTAAAATTTTCTCTTATAGCGTAATCTTCTGCGGCATCAGACCAATTGTTTTTTACATGCTGGCTATGATTAGTATTAAAATCCTGACCTACAGCTTTGATTATACAGGTTTGATATATTATCGGCCGAACCGCAGGGTCGATTACTATGCGAACAATCCTAGCATTTGGAAACGTTACGTTTATTTTATCGTAGCTGTCATTGTTGATTCCATTATCGCAAAGAACTACTACTTTATTATTCATTGGGTCAATGTCGCAGTGCAGTTGGAACTCGTCTGGATCCATAAAATACGTATTGGTATACATTACAATACTATGACTGTTTCCATCTTTGCTGAAAGTTAATTTGTTATCCGATAATTTAACTGTTTGACTAGCAAATTCACTTAATATGTAGTATAGAAAATTTCCAAAGCCGCCAGACGGATAACTTATACAAATAATGTCTTTACTAGCGGTATCAAAAATCATAGATTCCTGTAGATATCTAATAACAGTGCTGGGTTGTAATGATCACTATTAATAGCTGTTAGTTGACTTGTTACAATGGTATCGATACTTTCGAATTGAATATTGCCTAACATAATATCTGTGCCGATATCTGTATGCTTAACTGGAATTAAGGTAAGCTCACGTAGATTATAAGTGCCTACAAATGTTTCTTTAATAAACGTTGCTTCTTCATAAGAAATATCCACATCGATGTTTACACGACAGTGCATGCCTTTTTGCAATAGTGCATCTGGTGTTTTTAAAATGTCGCTCAGGGTATAAACACGATACTTGGGTTGATCTGGCCAAGCATGAAACACGGGCTCTTCTCCCCAGGTAAGTATCATCATGCCACGTTCATCATCACCAGCGTCTGCATAGTTGTGCGGAAATGCATTGCCAACATAGGTAATGTTTTTGTTAGTTTGCCGTTTATGGAAATGTCCACTAAACATATGATCTACATGCCCAAAATGTTCGCCACGTAGTTCGCCGTGTTCCGGCATTTGTACCATGGCATTCATAAAGAAATGCGGCAATTCAAAGTGACCAAACATATATTTGGCATTAAGTTTAGGGATCTTTTTGTAATCATCACCTACTAACCATGGAACAATACTAACATCGCCCTCTTGATAGAAATCATTAATGATTTCAATGTTAGGAATATGTCTAGCCCACTCGGCTGACTGTATATCACGCTTGTCTCTATAGTATAAATCATGATTGCCAGGAATGAATATAACACGCTCAAAGGCTTTGCCTAACAGTTCTAACGCTGTTAGGCTGTAGTTTAAGGTAATGATATTAATTGCCGCTCGATTATTGTGCCAGTCACCTAACATAAAGCAAACATCACAACCTTCTTCTTTAGCCTTGCTAATAAACCACTTAACAAAGTTTAAACAATCATCGTTGTGTGTCTGACTATTTGACTTTAAGCCAAAATGTATGTCTGTCAGAACTGCCGCTTTTTTAAATAAGTTTGTCATATAATTAGTATACGTGAAATAACCTTAAGATGTCTAGTGAAAGTTAGCCAAATTACCTATCGGAATGAAAATTATCTTCGCTTAAATCTGTAATAGGATCCCAATAGGGTTGTATTAATTTAAAATATTCCGGAAATGCATCGGCAAACTTCTGCTTACGATATAAGTCCTGCCGTTTAGTCCATATTACAAATTGTTTCCATAATATAGGGTTATGTTCTTGTAAAGTCAAGTAACCGAGCAACTCTGTATTAGTAGTCTGCGCCATTAAAGCAGTCTTAACCGATTCGGGTGCTATGTGTACA